TGCATTGCTTGCTGTTAATGGCGGGATCTGCGCTCCAATGGGCGCAAGGGCTGAACCAAGCTCCACTCTTAGCGCAGTAAACGATCCATTCATCCTAGCTACATAACCTAAAAAACTTGCAATCAAAATTTGTCCTGATTGAGGGCTGGCAACACCTAAGCGAGTGTCAAACTCATACACGCTTAATTCGCACAAATACTTAAGCCTTGACGCATCTTGGAATGCATTGACAGCCAAAGAAGTTGCAGGGAATTTTATTTGTATTGATCGCCCGCTAATCGCAGAAGTCTCTGAGATTCCGTCACAAGTAAAAGGAAAGAACACATATGCTTTGGCCGACACTGTAACGGTTTGATTTACATAGAAATTTTGCCACAACTGATAATCTGCTCCACCTGAAGCGTAGACCCTTAGGTACTGAGCTTGACCTCTAAAACTCACTACGAAACCCCCTGGAACTGGCGCGAGCCATAGCTACGACCACCACGCGAAAGCGATTCTGCTAATTCTCGCATTCCTTCTTCGAATTGGCCCATCGTCAAGTATGTCTGATTGTCCTGCTGCATTACAGGCCCGGTCTGAATGCTAATAGGCCCAACGAATCCGCCATCAGCAAACTGTGGGATAGCAGCGCTTCCACGGCTGCCTGACAAGTAGTTGCTAGCAAATCCAGCGGCCTTACTCTGCGGGATGATGTATTCAGGCTCACCGCCCTCACCAACCATTGCAAGCGTTGGTCCATTGACAACACCACCTTTCGCAAATGCTGGGATACTCATTTGCGGAATTAGTGGGATGTTCGGCGATGGCAATCTGTTATAGGCAGAGATTAAACGGTTTACAATGCCAATAGCGCCGCTTATACCCTCGTTTATTGTTGAAAGGACATTGCTGAAGATCCCTTTAATATAATTAACAACAGCTAAGAACGGGGCTTTTACAACGTCTGCAATCTTAGCGAACAAACTAACCAGCCCATCGAATAGATTCTGTCCAAAAGCAAGAATTGGCGTCACGTAGTAATCCATATAAAACTGCGCAGCTCCCTTTAAGATATCGCCTACAATGTCAAATGCTGCCTTGAAAAGATCACCAATTGGTTTAAGCGCTTCTGCTATTTGATCTCTAAACGCATAAATAGCCGCCCCAGCAGCTACAAGCAGCAAGACAATGCCTAACGGGCCAGAAAGTATGCCAGCAATTACGGCTAAAGCAGGGCCAACAGCAGCAATCGCAGGGGCAAGTACAACGAATGCAGCACTAAGCCCAACAAGGGCAGCAATAAGCGTTTTAGCAGGGCCAGGCAGTTGACCAAAAGCAGTAATTAATTCACCAAGCTTTTCAACAAATGGAGTGACAGCAGGCAGCAATTCTTTGCCTATTGTCGTGGATAAATCAGCCATTGCCTTTTGAAATGCTTTAAAAGCATCTGCTTGTGGCGGTTCTTGCTTAGATAAGCCTTCTAACGCCTTAATAATTTCAGCAGTTGTGATTTTGCCTGCGCTACTTAATGATTTAAGCTGTGCGACTTGCACACCCATGGAATCTGCTACCGCCTGGCCAACTGCAGGCAACCTTTCCATGATACTTCTAAATTCATCGCCTTGTAATACCCCTGAGCCTAAGGCTTGGCTTAACTGCAACATTACCCCTTCGGTGTCTGCTGCTGATAGATTCATCTTACTAGACGCAACATTTACCCCATTGAATACTGTTTCAATTTCAGATAAAGAAATACCCATTGGCCGCAATCGGCCATACAAATCAGTGGCTGCTGATGCTGCTGCAGTCTGACCAATCGTGAACTTTTGCGCAGCTTCTGACGCAAAGCTTTGAAGCCTTGCAGTTTCCCCATATTCCGCACTCAATAGTCTCAGTCGCTTGCCAGTTCTGTCTGCCTCAATGCCAGCGCCGATAAACCCTTTGACAAGAGCCGCAGTGCCAATACGTGCAAGGGTGCCTGACAGCGTATTGAGTTTAGAATTTAATGTTTTTGCGCCAGCCTGAACTTTGTCTAAAACAGGACTTACGCCATCTTTAGCTGTTAGGTCAACAATGACAACGCCAGCCACAAGCTCTTAACCGTGTGGCACAAGTCTACCTCTGCTTTGCTTTACGGCGCATCTCAGCCTCTTCGGCTGCTTCTGTTTCAAACAACAAACACCAAAGCTGCAGCTCTTCACGTGACATCTTTTGCGAAAGCTCAGACAACGTATAGCCCAGTTCACGAGCTACACGCATCTGAACCCTTAATGGATAGTCATTCTTGAAGAGCTTTGCTAGTTTTTTGACTCTTCCTCCGTGACGTTGCTTTCGCCTGTTACAAGAGCAAGCATCAAACCTTGCAAGTCTTCGTCGCGAACATCGTTTTTAAGCTCAGCTAATTGGCCAGCTTTAAACATTCGCTGACCATTCTCATCTGTTGCTTTGTTCACCAATAGCTGCAGAGCATATTGAGTTGGATCATCTGAACCAGATTGCTTTTGTGCGCGTTCACGTTCTGCCATCGTCAGTGGCGTAGACCAAAATTCAAATTCATCGCCATTGCTTAGCACTACAATCCTCTTGACAGGAACAAGGTTTGCGGCTTTTTTAAGGCGATCAAGAGCGCTAAAGCTTGTGCCAGCAGTAGACATAAAAACCTTGAAACAGTAAACAGATCTTACTCATGAAAAAACCCCCAGCGCAAGCTAGGGGCATTTTAATCAAAACGATTATCAGCTCTTGCTTAAATCAAAGGTAGGTGCAGCAGATGGACGGAATGCAACCTCAATCGATTGTGCGTCGTCAGGCGTAACTGAGAAGTTTGCAGAAGTCAATACGGCCTCTAGGGAAATCGATCGACTTGCTGATTCATCAACAGTTCCAGAAGTTACAACACGATCGATGTAAAGCCTAAATTGCACCCCAGATTGTTGACGCTGGATTACGTCTTCAACTAAGCGTGAGGCAATCGACGTGTCATCGTCTGTGGTGTAGATGGTTGCACTGCCTGAACCATCAGCAAATCCTGTGATGTAAGTTTTAAATTGTGCCAACTGACCAAGCGTTTGCCCAATTGTTGTTACGTCATATTCGTCTCTCGTAATTTCAAAGCTCCACTCTCGAACATCGCCAACCGCTTCAAAATCAGTGTATTTAATGGTGAAAGGTGTTGTCCCATCAACGCCGTCATTAGAAAGGGCCAATTCAGCAGCACCAACAGTTGCAGCAAAAGTTGCTAGACCGGTTGCCGCTACATAGGTTCTAATGAATACAGGAGTGCTAGCGGCTAAGCCTCCAGGCAAAGTGCCTCCTGTACCAGTCCCTACCGACACTTTGTCGTTTAACTTGAAATTTAAAAAAGTGCCAACATTGATCGTGTTGTTAGCGTTAGTGACGTTTGCGGCTTTGAACGTGCTGTCAGTGCCAGCAGGCTTGTAATAAAGGGCGCCGGACGTACCGGATAACGTGGTGGCCATAGCGAGTTAGCGGTAGTTGGCTTCGTTTCATTGTACGAAGGCGTCGAATGTTATGGCTAGTTCTGTTTGAAAAAAAGACGCAGGCGCCGCAGCTTCTACAAAAACAGGGCCATCAGCAGCTTCAAAAATAATTTGACTGACAGTTTTCCGGTCAAACAAATCTTTGAGCCTTTCGGCAACCGTCAAGTTATCGCCAGTACCAACGCCAATGGGGCTAAAAACATTGATCACCAAGATGCCTGATTGGCGGTTGCTGCCGGGAGTAGGGCCAAGCAATGTGGCGTAATTATTAGAACCGAAACGGATTTGTGCCTTAATCCAAGTGCTGTTGTTGGGCGGTGTAAAGGGCACGTTTTCAAAGCTCACCTGATATGCAGGGGCTGAAGCCATTTCCGTGGCAATACGCGCTTCAATCGCCTGCCTGATGTCGTTGTAAGTGCTAGTCATCCGCGCCTCACGATGCTTGACCAGATACTAGGAATTTGATCTCTAGTGTCCTTCCCTGCAAGCTTTTCAGGCCAACCTGCCATCAAGCCAAAGCGTGATCTAAATTTGCCTTTCCAAGATGGCGGCATGTTTTTGCCAAAAGTGATTGCCTCGCCATAATTCTGCGTGTTGTTAATGACTCTTGCTGTGAGCCCTTTGTCTGCGTAAACAGGAGGCTGCCAATTTGACTTAAAAGTTCCCCCATTTACTTCACCTGTCGGGCTGTATTCAATTAACTTGTTCCGCAAAACTACAGAAGCTTCACGCACAAGAGTTTGCACCTTAGCTTCGCAGTAGCCAGAAAGCTGAGGCAAAGTGATTGTTACTTTTGCCATTAGCCCCTCAAAATGAGCTCAAAAGTAATCGCGATGCCCTCTTGCTCTACTGTGTTGACTGTAATAATTTGATACACGACTGAGCTAATCACGGCCCTGTCTTTTGTGCCGGGAGCCGAAGGTAGATCAGTAGCTGCGACAACAAGGCGCTTGTCTTCTGCCTGAATCAAGCCATTTACTTCGCCTTTGCTGACGCCTTCCAGCACTCCCTTCATAACGCTGTCGCTTGTCGTTTCAGCCGAAGCACCTGTTGCCGTGTTGTAAGTGCCTGCAGTGACATAACGGATAGTCACGTCACCGCCGAACTTTGCAATGACAGTGCCAGCTACATTTGCAACCTTTTGAGCGAGTCCCATCAGACGCTATAGACAACGACATGACCAGAGGTCAAAGTAATTGAAGTAAAAAGCACGCCTTCAATGCAAGCACCATGATGAAGGTCAACTGCAGACGGGGCACCTGATCCGTTTT